CCTTGAATTAATTTATTCAAAGCTTTGTATGTGTATGCTCTCCTGATCCCCGGTCCATGTTCCCTGAGTGCTTCTTCGTGAGGCAATGCTTTATGCATACCAAACTGGTTTGGTTCCCATAGATGAAATCTACATAGTCTACCCAACAGGGTACGTATCTGTCCACGATCCTGTGCTCTGTTAGATGCTTTCTCCATAAGTTGTTTTACGAATGGTACACGAGAATGGTATGTATTAAATAGGTCAGCAGCTTTGTCCTTTGTTACCCCTAATTCTGCTTGCAATTTTGCTTTACCCATACCATAGAACAGTCCAAGGTTAATTGTTTTAGCCTGTGTTCTAGGTATGTCAGCCATATCAGCTACGGTCTGGTGAAAGTCTGCGCTAGAGTCATTGCTATATGCATCAACTACGTCATAAACAGACGGTAATTTGTACAAAGAAGCATAATGCACTACCAGCCTAGGCTCTTGCTGAGAATAGTCAAATACACCCCATCTATGGCCTTCCTCGGGTATAAATAATGACCTAATCTTAGGTCCAAGATCTTTGTTTCTAGCTGGTATCTGCTGTAGATTCGGATTCTGGTAGGAGAACCTACCAGTTACCGTGCCACCCCCAGCGTTACGTAATTGGTTAATCTCTGCATGTATTCTACCTTTGTGTTCGTATCGTAGAATAGAATCTAAAAATGTTGTGTGTGCTTTATTAATCTCTCTTGCCTGGGCTATCATTTTAACAACAGGGTGTTTGTGTTCCTGTAAAAAATTTTTTGTGAAAGATGGTGATGCTGTTTTTTCTGTACGTGGATATTCTAATCTTAATACGTCAAACACATTTGCAATAGATCTTGCAGCCCAGATCTGTGTATCAATATTTGTTTCACCTTTTATCTTGTGTAGTAAATCACGTTCTTGTGTAATTAATTCTTTTTTCATAGCATGAGCTCGCTCTATATCTACACGTACACCTTTGAATCTCATGTCAACCAGGCAATGAAACAGATCAGACTCCAGGTCAAATATATCTTCTAAATCCTGATTAATAATTTCTTTTTTCATTTCTTGCCAAAGACCTAGTGTTACTTCAGCGTCACGTTCAGCGTATGCACCAACATGCATAGCAGGTAGTTTGTACATTTCTGATTTTGGATCTATACCCCACTCTTCCGCAGCTTCCGCAAGTGCAGCTTCGTTCTTACCATAACCAAGATAGTGCCATGATAAACTATTAAGATCATATCTAAATCTATTCTCATCGGTCAACGCTGCAGCTATCATAGTGCAGGCTATGTCACCGTTTATTTTTAATCCCATTGCCCGTAGCCAACACACGTCATATATTGCATTGTGAAAAACTTTTGTTGCTGGTGATTCTAAAATATCTTTTAACCAAGATAAGACTCTGGTCCTATCCATGTTGCCACCACCTTCGTGTGCAATAGGAAAATATCCTTTAAAATGTTTTGTTGCAACAGCAATACCTATAACTTCACCATTACCAATAACAGAACCAGATCCTTTTTTAATTAAGTCAGGATCTTTTGTCTCCAGGTCAATTGCTATTTCATCTACATGACGTAGGTCTGGAAACTCTGTAGGTTTTACCCATTCTGTTTGTGCTTCAAACTTAGGAATTTTCATTGTAGTCCCTCTCAATAATCATTTCTAAAAAGTGTATTGCTTTCAATATATCTTGTTTCTTTCCTTTATCACGATGTCTGATTATATATTTTATAGCACAACCCTCCGGATATAGCAATTCATTCTCTACTACAAACTTACTAGGTTGAATTTTATATTTTTGATAATGAGATCCTCCGTGTTGTTTATCCCAAACTTTCGATGTCATAACCGTTCTCCTCTTTTCTTGCTGACATGATGTATAAATTTTGTTTTGTTCTTGTTACACCAACATACCAGACTCTGTTTTCTTCATCAGCTTTGTCTTCACTTTTTTCTGCTGACTCTCTTATTGTTTTTGTATTATCTAAAATTAATAACACGTTATCGGCCTCACCGCCTTTTGCTGCATGTATCGTAGATAATTTTATTCTAGCGTCTTTTGATAATTTTTCGCCCATACGTAACATCTCACGTATGTATAGGCACTCTTCGTAATCTACCTGGAACTCATCAAACCACTCTATTTTTTTTGAAAAATTAAATTCTGACAGGTCATACATTTTTTCTTCTGTAGGTTTTAAATTTTTGTCTGCACATTCTAAAACATCTTTTACCTCTGACAGAGATAACATCTCACCTTTCTGCCAACGTATATAATTTAGAATAGTTCTAAACAAAGATACCTTGTAGCTCTTACGATTTTTGTATTGAAAGTACACACCTCTATCTTTGAGTAATGGCATGAGTTTTGTCAGCCTATCATTGTATCTTGCTAGAATGAGCCAGTTACCGTCATGTAAAGGTAGGCCATCAATATCTGTAATATAATCTACTTTTCCCTCCTCATCTCTTGCTTTCCACTGTTTACGCACCTTATTTAGGTCAGGTATTCTGTCCAATATTTTATCTGCAATGTTTTGAACAGACCTTGGAACTCTGTAAGATTGTGGCAAAATTATGTCTTTTTTTGAAATTTCTTGCTGAAATTTTTTTACATCAGCTCCTGCCCAGCCGTAAATTGCTTGATCATCATCGCCTGCTAGTATAACATATTTGGAATTTTTCTTGATTATATCTACCATTTTCCACTGTATTGGTGATAAATCCTGGGCTTCATCAATAAAAGATACGTCAAATTTTGGACACAATTTGGACACATTAAATTTTTCTATCATGTCTGTAAAATCTACTAGTTTGTATGAGTCTTTGTAGTTTTGTAATTCGTCTGAAATAATTTGTAATAATTGTTTGTTCATGTCCTGTGAATACATATCTGTGTTATATTCTTCTTGTATAGTGGACTCCTTAATCCTAGCTGCATTAATAAGATTAAAATATTCACTATTAGAATCTACAAATCCTGTAGTCTCTTGGCCGTTTGAATATACAGTCATCTCTATTCCTAACTTTCTACCTATATCTTCATAGTGTTCATCCTGCATTACCTCAGATTTTTTAAGTCCTAGTCTTGTAAATGCCAGTGAATGTAAAGTCCTAAAATATTTTAAATCTTTTCTTTGAAAAGCTGTGTGATAATCTAACATTCTATCAATAGCCTCGTTTGCTGCTTTAGTTGTAAATGCAAAGTATCCTATTTTATCTATAGGTGTACCAAGTTTAAGAAATGTTTTTACATATTGTAAAAGTTTTGTAGTTTTCCCTGTTCCCGGAGGCCCGAATAATTTTCTACTGATCACATTATCTCCGTCTTGTGTATTAATTTAGTATGGTGTATTGGCACTTCTTCAAATGATTTTATGTTTATTTGCACTACATTTTTTGTAGATGAATTATACTTACCAGATTCTTTTGATGGATATCTTTTTTGTTCTAAAAAATCTATCTCACAATCTTTATATATAACCTGCATCATACGACCTGTTTTATCTTCACTATGTTTCCAGTTCTTAGATCGTAGCTTGTCAAAAAATTTATCAAATTTAAAAAATGCTAAATCATTTTCTATTAATACAGAACCTGTCTTAAATGCTGCGTCGCTCGTAGCTCTTGGTCCATTTATTTTTGCGTGTAATACATCATGTAATTTTTCTTTAGGTGATGTACCAATTGGTGGGTGCACTACTTTTTGTGTAAGATACAATGCATCCATAACTGCTTGTTCTTGATCACCTTTGATTAACGGTGGTAAAAATCCTGCAGCCTTTGATATGGAGTTACGTCTTTTACGTTGATCATTTAGATGTTCGACAGATCTACAATGCACTGTTGCTGTACTAATGCCATCTGGTTTTGTTACATCAAATTCGTATTCTGGTTCTGGATCTAAATCTATCTTCTTTAAATTAGTAAGCACAGGGTATGCACCTTTTGATCCTGCTAAGACTCCATATTTTTTCTTAACACAAATACCTTTTTTACAATACTCACTGATAGGACTCTGTGTACATGTATAACCCTTTGTGCTTTTGTTCCATGATTTTACTTTTTGATTTAAAAATTTTTGATCCCATGCATTTGCATGTTCGCCTGCAAAATATTTTACTGGTGCATTCATGACTTTTTGTTGCCAGTTATCTGCAAACTTCATCTTTGCAAACACATGATAATTATACATAAACCTATCCTTGCCATCAAACGCAGGATCATTTGTAATTTTAGAAAGTATTGCTAGACATGGTGGTCCATCTTTAAAATCTTCGTCGACATCTTGCATGTCTTGTTCTTCTATTGATTCTGTAATTCCTTTCAGTCTTTCTTTGTCTACCAGGTTTACTTGTATGACCTGCATAAACTGGTCCAGAGTAAACTTGGTGCCGTCTGCATTCAACGCTTGCCGTTGATTGCCACCCAGATAAGGTAGGTTTATAAATTGACCTGGACGTAGCTGTCCTGTCTCAGTATCTTTTGTTAGCTGTGTTTGCTTTGGAAATATTTCACAATCTGATTTTAGTTTAAATAGTGGTAGTAAGTTACTTAGAAAGGATCTTACAGATTTTGCATCTGTAAAATTTTTCATAAATAAAAATAAATGTAAGCCACCACTTTTAGAACATACTGGTATCAAAGGCAGTTTATATTCTTGTATCTTATCTATAAAAAATTTTTTATCAAAGTCTTCATAATCTTTTGGATCTATATCTATAACTCCAAACTTTACTTCTGAGTTTTCATTACATGGCTGTATACCTATTGATAGGGCTCCCTCTAAATGTGCTTGGTATATTTCGTCTGTAAGTTCTTCGTAGTTCCATCTGTACACTGGTTTCTTTTTACCAGTTTCAGAATCTACATAAGCATCTGGGTGTTCAAAATCAGCGACACCATACGCATGCCTATAACCATTAAAAAATTCTATATATCTTTTTTCCATAACTGTTCCGTGTGGGCCACTCAGTCTCCGTCCTGGCCCACACTGTGCACTCATTCTCTTAGAGAATTAGATAATGCTTTCCTTTGGTTTGTCTTCACCATGTTTAGCTTTCACATTACCTTTCGATATGTTTTCACTAAACGATTTGGCTTGACCATATAAGGATTGATCAGTTACTGGACCAACTTTACT